TTCGTGTCATAGGTGTTGCGGAGGTAGAAGGGACGGACATCATGTCCGAGATAAAAGTCCGTGCCACAGGATTCGAAAAACCTTCCTGCCAAGAAGGATTTTTCGGTGTTCACACTAAAGCCGAGGTACTCTAGTGCCTGGATCAAGTCGTGAGCATACTTCTGAGGTACGACGATATCGTCGCCGTAAACCCCACACAGCCCACGATCCCGCCTCGGGACGAAGGTAAAAACCAACGCCAAAAACAGGAGCGACTCTAACGGGAAGGTATATCCATTACCCATCGACGAATGCTTTTCCTGAACGTGAACCTCTTTCTTGATCTTGATCGAGGGAGTTCTTAGAATGTTCATCAGGTCTGCCCACTTAGGTGGTACGACTCGATTCACGAGCATTCGAGAAACGGTGTCTGAGGCCATCGAGAGATCGATAGTCGCCAGACCCTCGGCATAAGCCCTTGCGGCTAAGCCTTGGTTACGTCTCTGGTCGCGCAGATCACAGCCAAATCGCAAAAGGCGCTGCCGGATGACCTCGCCGAGTCCTAGCTGAACATAAACGTTCAGTAAAGGCTCGACGGCGATCGAACGGTCAGTCTTCGCGGATTTGGGAACAGCCACCCAGTTGCTGCTGTCTACCTTGACAGCGGCGCCGACGTTTGCACGCCAACGCTCCCCCATTATGCTTTCTGCAAAGGGGAACAACTCAGGGGTGACAGTTGGAGGTCCTTGGAATTTATAGGACCGGACCAACTTTTCTCCAGGAAAGCCGACAGCAGCACCTGGCCCATGACGGGCCTCCTCAAGAACTTGATTTACATCAAGCTCCCCGAGGATGGTGGAGACCCAGCCAATGTACGCCCCCATCCACGAAGGATCGGGATTGTATGTCAGCCGGTGATTGGTCTCTTTGCAAAGTGCTTCCGCCCTATGAGTAGAGCAGAGCGCGGCTTCTCGTCGGTCAACTTTTATAGGGAGCACATCACTCTTACGTAAGAGTTCAGTACACAACCTATCCTCAGCGAAATGCTTCGGATTGTCAACCTCTACCGGTGAAGGTAGTTCGAGGTAGCTCAAGAGGTCTACGGCGAGGTCCGCATCGGACTTCAAATGTCCAAAAGCGTTATCACCAACCAGGAGAGCCACAGATAGGCTGCGAGGTGTATCAATAACTTCGCAGATATCCCGGAGGAATGACTGCTGGGCCTTGAAGGCCGCGGTTGTACTCGTTCTGGATGCAAGATCCATAGAACTAGCCTCCTCAATAGTTGAAGGAGCCTCACGCTCGAGTGAGCTTGAGGGCAGTGGTCGTCGTCTGGCCTAATTGGCCACATCACCGGAAATCACGTAGCCCTGAGTTAGGGCATGCGCGACCGCCGAGGCAGCGAGCTCAGCAACAGCAGTACGCTGGGCCAGAGTCGCTTTCGGACTGATGATGATATTGACGTCGACCCGATTCACGCCATCCACGTAAGTTTCGCCGGTGTCGAGGGAGGTCAACTCCTGAGGGACATCGAGCTTCACGCGGGTTTTGGCGGCGGAATCGCCTGAGGTGGGCCGATAGGAGTACCGCAAGGTACTTTGGCCGCTCAGGGTCTGCGCCGTAGTCACGTCCTTGAAAAGGAAGTCGAAGGACGTGGGAGTACCGCCGGCCACAGGCCCGACAGGCTTGTAGGTCCGATCGATAGTGCCGTCATTGATGACGACGTTTGTTGCACTGGGCATGTTGAGTCTCGGTTTGGCATCACAGGCGGATGCGCTTGTTACGTTGAACCAGCAGTAGAGAGATGGCATTAGCCATGCTTCGAAAGCTAGTTGAAGGTGACCAACTGACGGACGGTGTGGCGTCGGGGACCCAAACACTACGTTTGTAAGTCTCCCGAGTACCTCGCGTTTGGCGAGGCCAAGTGTACGCCCATCTGATAGTCGACGATTCACCAGAAGCTGCTTCGTATTCCGAAGCTACCAAGCTCTGGGTTCTCTCAGTCATCGTGCCCCACATACCTCCTACTCCTGTAAAGGCATCTAGGTTCGATATCGCTCTACCGATTGGTAACATCCAATCAATAACGAACGAGAATGGAATAAGTTCCCACGCCCATTCGCCGGGGTTCCCGACAGTGAAGTCGTCCCCGAGAGCGGTCTCTGAGAGGAGCACCCAAATGGAAGCCTTCTTGCTTCCATCTGTCGCCCAACGTATGCCTCCGTCGCCTTCGCCTTCTACGAAACCGTAGATTTTACCACGAAGGTGCCGGTAGATCGGATAGGATATCCGATTCTTCAGGCGGTCAGCGGAATCGGCCACCGTCCCCGCGAGGGGAGCGATACCGAAGCTGATCCCAAGGTTGGCTCCTGCCACCTTAACGGGAAAATCGCCTAGGCGTACGGTCTGACCTGGTCGCATCGATTTTGGGATCTTGAATCCCTTTCCCTTCGATGCCCGATAGACGCTGCGCATACCCTGACCAAGTGCACGAGCCAAGCTCGTCACGGCAGTCGCGGTTTGTTTTGCTTCAGCGAGATCGGAGGCCAGATTGATCTTCATGCCCTTGACACGTGCAGCCATCATGGCATTTAAACTATCGGGGTATTCAGCCTCATGGAATGTGGGCTGCCCGATAGCGTAGCGCGTGTTTTGGACGAATCCATCGCACTTCTTGTTTTCCTCGGTGTAATACTTGCATCCGTAATCGTAACGGATTCGGTAGAAACGGCCGAGAGGAGTGGGATTCCGAATAAGGCTAGAAGGCTTGTGCCTACTACTGTCACCTGGCTCCGCCCAGTATCGATCACCTGACGTATATTTTACGGCTTTAGTCGTGATGGGTTTACCACACTTCTTAGTCGTATGTATCGTATAGGTGTGAAGTCGTTTGGAGCGTAAGATGATAGCCATGCTGGAATCCTAGGATCGATGGACACCTCTCATGAGGGTTGATATGTCAGAAGGAGGGTGGGGAACGTCTCACGACGATCCCCAAGTTGGAGCTCCACTGCAGGAGACAACTTGCTAGCAGTACACCACCGCCAATTTGTTTGCAAATAAAATTGGAGAAGGTGTAGCACCCTGG